AGTTTGACAACTATATGATAAAAAGCCTTCAGGCCTACCTAACTACAGGTTTGGTTAAGAGTGAGTTTGTTAACCTTAAGATCCGTAAGTTATCAGCTGATACCTGCCACGAGTTTATTGAGTGGGTTGGACTGATGGATTCTAAGCCTACGATTGCATTGGGAGAGATACTGTATAAGCAAGACCTATACCTTGACTTTATCCAAGACAATCCAGACTTTGCACCTAAGGCTAAGATGACTATATCACGCACCATATTTTACAAGTGGTTAGTATCCTATGGTTTATTTGTTACTGGAGTTACTCCTTTAGAAGGACGTAACAACACAGGCAGATGGATCAAGTTTAAAGATGCTGGTAGTAAGGACGAAGAAGAAACTAATGATGAACAATTTAGATTTTAACTGGTGCATAGAGAATGACTTTCAGGTATATATTATACCTGAACATTCTTTTGCAAGGATATGCATCCGTAAGGGAGGTATAACGTCTGAAGGTAAGGACTTCTACTACACGAATGGAGTAAGAGTTAATGTAGTAGAAAGAAAAGGAAGTGTACTGTATAAGTCTCAGGACTTAGCAGCTAAGGAATTAAACAAAGTATATAAATATTTAAGAGATGAAGCAAATATTCGTTGATGATCAGTATGATTACGACTACCAAGAGGTAGACAGAATGCACACGCTATACTACAGCAAATCAAGCAGTTGGACAAGCCATACTAGAGGCGAGATAGCACTACAGATAGAAGACCACGGGAACGGACTATCTATTAAAGGATTTGAAATTGATTACAGTGAGGCAAGTCAGCTACTGATACTTCTAAAGATAATCGAAGAACCTACCAAGTACGAAATAGGTAAAAAGGAGTTGTTATGAAGGTCTTAAGGGACTACCAAGTAGATAACGCTGGTAATGGAGTCAATATTCTTAAAGACAAAAAGATTGTTTACCTATGCATGAGCGTAAGAACTGGTAAGACAGCAACCTCAATGGAGATAGCTAGACTATACGGAGCTAATAAGGTATTATTCCTTACCAAGAAGATCGCAATGAACTCCATTAAGTCTGATTATGATGAGTTTGGCTACGCTAAATACTTCTCAATAGAGGTAATGAATGACGAGTCAATGCATAAACTTAACGGAGATTATGACTTGGTGATACATGATGAGCACCATAGATTTGGAGCCGTACCTAAGCCAGGTAAAGCTACGAAGATGTTCAAGAAAATGTTTGGACACTTGCCCATGATATTCTTATCGGGTACACCAACTCCAGAGGGGTATAGTCAGATCTACCACCAGTACTGGGTGTCAGCATACTCTCCATTTAATAGGTACACCAACTTCTACAAGTGGGCTAAGGACTTCGTAATTCCAGAGGTTAAGTACACAAGTCACGGACCAGCAGCCTGTTACAAGAACGCGTACATAGATAAGATAGAGCCTATCACTAATCCGTACGTTATAACGTACACACAGGAACAAGCAGGGTTTGAGTCAGTTATAGAGGAGGAGTGCCTGTATGTAGATATGAAGCCATCGACCTATAGTATGTGTGATAGGCTGATAAAAGATTTGATTATACAAGGTAAGGATGAGGTTATATTGGCCGATACTTCAGTAAAGCTTCAGCAGAAGTTGCACCAGATGTACAGCGGAACCGTTAAGTTTGAGTCTGGTAACGCGATGGTTATTGACTATAGCAAGGCAGAGTTCATACGAGATCGTTTCAAGGGTGTTAAGATTGGTATATTCTACAAGTTTATTGCTGAACTAGAGGCTTTACGTCAAGTATTTGGTGTCGAAAACTTGACAAATGATCTGGATGAGTTCAACTCAACAGATAAGTCAATAGCCCTACAGATCATATCTGGACGTGAGGGGATAAGTTTGCAGAATGCAGAGTTTTTAGTGTTCTATAACATTGACTTCAGTGCTACTAGTTACTGGCAGGGCCGTGATCGTATGACCACGATGGAGCGTAAGTTTAACAAGATCTACTGGGTATTTAGTAATAAGGGAATAGAGAGAAAGATTTATAAATCGGTAATGGATAAGAAGTCTTATACGTTATCACATTTTAAGAAAGATTATGGAGTTAAGTGATAAATTAAAGGCAGAGATTTGGTTAGATAATAGTAAATGTATAGAAATAGAATATACATCGTTTACATCAGAACCACACGAGCAAGCATACTTTTTTATGTATAATGATAAAAATGTAGCAATAGTACCTTGGAAGTATTTAATAACATTTGAAAAATAGTTTATGAAACCAATAGATAAAGCATACGACCTTACAAATGAGTTTAGGAGTATATTAGAAGAAGACCATAGACTTCTTAAATTAGATCACGCTAAGATGTGTGCAATGATTTGTGTTAAGGAGTTCTTAAAGTTTGAGTATCCTACAATATCAATATCTTACAAAGATGAAGGTGAAATTTATTATACATTATATCACAGTTACTGGGCAGAAGTATTAATTGAAATAAATAAATTATGACAATAGAAATAGTACCTGAATATTTTATTCATATAACAGCCGACAATGGTAAGTTATTAACCAACGGAGAAGTTGAAACAAAAGAGATATTTGCGCCTTTAGACAGTGATATAACAAATTGGTTTGAAATAGATGAGCCTGTTGAAATTTTGTAGTATGACCATTCCAATTAAAAGAATAGAACCGATTACATTTATAGGAATTGCTTTGGCATTTATCGCTCCAATATACCCGTTAATGGCCACCGTTTGCACGTTTATTGTAGCTGATGCTTTACTTGAGGTTATAAATTCATTTAAAAATAAGCAATTTTGCCCTACTTTTGTTAAAAGATTAGTGTTAAAATTCCTATCTTATAACATTTGTTTGATTATAATTTACGTTTTAGAGGTCAATTTATTAGGAGAATTTGTTAAATTAATTATAGGAATACCTTTATTAATTACTAAAATTTTAAGCGTTGGTTTGATTTGGTTAGAACTTAATTCTATAGACGAGAATTTCTATAAAATTACAGGTAAGCGATTCGTTAAAGAGTTCAAAAAATTGATTATATTTGGTAAAGAAATCAGAAACGAGATAAAAGATGCAGACAAATAAAGATTGTTTATTACTAATTGCGGAGTTTGAGGGTTTATCTTTAAAACCTTATATGTGTCCTGCTAAAAAAGCTACGATAGGTTACGGAAATACCTATTACAAAGACGGTAAAAAAGTAACTATGTTAGATAAAGCAATAACCAAAGAGGAGGCTTTAGATTTACTAAAAGTTATAGTGGATTCATTTGCAAAAGAGGTAAGCAAATTAGTTACTTCTCCGCTTAATCAAAATCAATTTAACGCATTAGTATCATTTGCTTATAATGTTGGCGCAAACAACCTTAAAAATAGCACCTTGTTAAAGTTAGTAAACAAAGACCCGAACCAATTAGCAATATCTAACGAGTTTTTAAAATGGGTTAACGCAGGAGGTCAAAAATCAAAAGGATTAGAACGTAGAAGAATTAAAGAATTACAAATTTATTTTAAAAAGTAACAAAATGGAAAAAGAACAAATTAATTTATTAGTAAAACACGCTGCTAAAACTTACAGCGAAAGTCCTGCAACAACTAATGCGGGAAGATGGTTGAGGTTAATCGTTAAATACATTCCGACCGACTTAATTATTAAAGCATTTGCACACAAGTTAACAAGATAATTTACTATATTTGAATTATGACAAAAGAAAAAGTATTTAACCCGCAACCGCACTACAACAACGACAAAGGTAGTTTATACAAAGTAGGTAGTGAAAGAAATTGGAATCCGTATTTATTCGATGTAGTAAAGAGATTAGAAAGAGGCGGAAAAAAAGACCCTCTTAAACAAGAGATTCAAAAGAGTATTGATGTTTTAAAGATTTGGCTTTCAGAAATTTAGTGTTTTATTTTGTTTTGTTTTAAGACCGTTAATTAATTTTAGCGGTTTTTTTTTGCTTAATAGTTTAGTAATTAAAAATAATTACTATATTTGCACTGTAGTTCTTTGAAATATCGGAAAAATGTTAGGGTAGTGGTACTTTATTGAGTTCGATTCTCAACCTAATAACTAACTTTAAAACAAATTAACAATGAACGAAAAATTTATTCAACTATTCGAAAAATCTAATATGACAAAAGCCGAGTTTTGTCGAGTTATTGGATTAAAAAAACAAAATGCAAATGTATATTTTAACAACAAAAGCGAGATGAAAAATAGCACTTTTGAGAAATTTAAAGAAAACTATTTGCGTAATAAAATTTAATTACTATATTTGCATATCATTAACACTAAAACAAAAAACAAAATGAATTTAGACGACTACAAAAACGGTTTATTTGACTCAAATAGTCCAATTAACCAAATCGAAACAGATTTTGAATTATTAAGAGGCTTTGACAACCTTACAGAAGCTTTTGAAAGCGGTCATATTGATGCTTTTAAAGAAATTCAAAGCGAACTATTAAAAGAATTAGAAATGGTTTATTACGCTTTAAAATCTACCGACAACGCAATGCAATTTAGAGTATTAGATATAATCGAAAAAACAAAATAAGATGGGAGCAAGTTCAGAAACATTTTTGGAATTAAGAGCGCAAGATTTCGTAACTATGTACGATGCAAGTTTTACCAAAAAAGAAGCGCAAAAAGTAGGTGTTAAATTAGTTACCGATTTATTAGATAATGGTAACGTCGACAAAATGGAATTTATTGCTAATTTAGCACGTTTAAATGAGGTTATAAGCACTGCAATGACAGAAGCTAGAAAACATATTGCTGAAGAAAAACAAACGGTCTTAGGTATTGAATTTACACCAGTAAACGGTGGTAATACTTTGAACTACTCAGATGACGAGATTTACAATGTTTTAAAAAGTGATTTGGATGCAAGGGTAGAATTGCTTAAATTAGCACAAAAACAAAATGTTTTAGATGCTTACGGCAATGAAGTGCCTAAAGTATCGACTACACCAAGAAAATCAAGTATAACGCTTAAATTTTAATACTATGAAAAATATAGCATCTGCATTAGTAAAAGCACAGTTAGAAATGATTGCACCAAAAAAAGGTAGCGTTAATCCTTTCTTTAAAAATAAATACGCAGATTTGAATGATGTTTTAGCTGCAGTAGTTCCTGCATTAAATAATAACGGAATTGTACTTTTACAACCTTTAGTTAATATCGAAGGTAAAAACTTTGTAAAAACTGTATTAATGCACGAATCAGGAGAGGTTTTTGAATCTTTAGCAGAAATATTCTGTAAAAATACAAACGACGCACAAGCCTATGGTTCTGGAGTAACTTATGCACGTAGATACAGTTTAAGTTCTATTTGTGGTATTGGTTCAGAGGATGACGATGCACAAAAGGCAACACAATCAAAACCAATGGCAACGGCTGAAATATTAGCCAAAGCGAAAGCAACAGGTGCAACAATGGCACAAATTAAGACTAAATACAGCGTAACTGCTGAACAAGAAAAGAATTATTAATTAACACTTTAAATAAACAAACAATGGCTTTAGAAGTAACAGGAGTAATCGAAAACATTTTACCATTAGAAAAAGGACAAACCAAAGATGGTAAAGAATGGAAAAAACAAAGTTTCTTATTAAAAACAGACGAACAATATAGCAACCTTTATTGCTTTGAGATTTTCGGAGATGAGAAAGTAGAAAACTTTATTAAATTTAACAAAGTAGGGCAATCGGTAAAAGTAGATTTTAATGTAGGTTGCAACGAGTGGAACGGTAAATACTTTACTAAATTACAAGCGTGGAAAATCTTTAAAGCTGATTCAAAAGAAGAAGCGGTAGAAGAAAAAGAAGATGAAAGTTTGGATTTACCCTTTTAATATTAACAAAAACCCCCTATTAATTTAGGGGGTAATTAAAACAAAAAACAAAATGAACAAAAAGAAGAAAGTTAATATGCATAAATTATACTGCTTACTGCAATTAGTACAAGAAAATTTAGACGATTTAAAAGTCACAAATCAAAAGGCAATTAGGTTAAAAGATAATATAGCGGAATTTTGTGAACTTATTAACGATGAAGTTGCCGATACTTACACAATACAAAAAAGCACGTACTTCCAGGATTTAACTAAAAAAATCGATACTATTATGAGAGTTAATTTTAACGACGAAATGTAATGAACAAAGAAACAGTTTCTAAATTATTAGAATTTATTAGAACCGAGCCAAGACTGGAGCAAGTTCAAGATGGTTTTTTATATCACGGACTTTATTTTACAAACGAACAATTAATACAGATGTTTTATGAACGTAGTAAGTCTGTTTAATGGAATGAATACAGGCAGACAGGCTTTAGAGAATGTCGGTATAAAAGTAAATAAATACTATTCAAGTGAAATAAAACCTTATGCGATTGAATTAACACAACATCACTTTCCTGATACTATTCAGGTTGGTGATGTTACTAAATGGAAGGAATGGGAAATTGATTGGAGTAGTATTGATTTAATTTTAAGCGGATCGCCTTGCCAAGATTTAAGCGCAGCAGGAAAAAGAGCAGGTATAAATGGTAAGAAGTCAAGTTTATTCTTTGTATTTGTTGAAATATTAGAACACATAAAATCACTTAATCCAAATGTATTATTCCTTCAAGAAAATGTAGGTAGTGCGAGTAAATTGGATGTTGGTATTATGAGCAGATCGTTGGGTGTTTATCCTGTTAGAATTAATTCAAGTTTATTAACGGCTCAATTAAGGGATCGTTATTACTGGTCAAATATTAGAACTAAAGAAACAATGTTTGATGTAGTAACCGATATACCACAACCAAAAGATAGAGGTATAATGTTTAAAGATATTATCACAGGCGGAAATTTTGATCGTGTTAAAGCATTGGCATTGTTAGAAAGTTGAAGTCGAGGTGGTATAATGCAAGAAAGGATAAA